TAGGATTCTCTTTGGCAAAATAATATTTTTTTACCTTATCATATCCTTCCCTAATAATTGCTTCAATATAATCAGAATCATCTACAAAAATTTGAGAAAGTAACAGATTCATGTTAGTATACACAAACTCTTCTAATAGATTCTCAAAATTTTCATAACTAAAAGATAAAGGATTGTTAACAATAAATTCATCAATTAGTTGAGAAATATTAATCTCTATTTCCTCTTGGTCTTTTTCTGAAACAATTTGAATCTCATTATCATTATCCATATAGGAATTTGGAAGGTTTTTACAATCAGGAATAATATGTTCAATGTTCATTTTATACTATTATAATATATTAGGAATTATTTATATCAATATTTTTTTTATTTTTTGTTTTTTTTGGAGTTAATGATTTTAATGTTGAAACTCTTTTTTCAGACCGTTTAAGTGTAAATTTTTTATTAGAAGAATTATAGAAGAGAGATGGAATTGATATAATAATTCCAGATTCTTTGTCGTAGTTAACTTCTTTTGTTTTAAGAAATCTTTTTCTATCCAAATTAGTAGAGAGAAATTTGGATAAATCCTGTTTATCTTCATTAGATAATTTATTTTCTATACTGTATTTTTCAACAAATTCATGGAATTTAATTAATTTGGTAGTTTTATTTAATTTAATCCAAGGTTCATTAGAACTAATATTTTTTTCTTCTTGTAAGAATGTATCCAAATTAGATAGATTTTCTACTGTTTCTTCAATCTCTTCATTTGAAGAGTTTAATAGCATAGATTTATATTTAATGTTTTTTAATTCAACACATTCATCTGTCATTATATATTATAAATAGTACAGTTTATATTATTTTAAAATAATATAAATAAAAAATTATATATTTAAAATTAAATGAACAAACAAATTGAAATATTGGGTAAAAGAAATATAGATAAAATAAATAAAACAGAAAAACCAGAGAGAAAAGAAAGCCAGAAATGGAAAATAGATGAGTCATTTTATACGAATAAAAAACAAATTGAGTTAGTGAATAAATTATATTTAGAAGAAGAAGGAGATGATGAATTATGGTTGAAGAGAGAAATTAATAAAAAAATAAGTGGATATAAGAATCAAGATTTAATAAAAAAACTAATTAATTTAAATAAGTTTATTTCTCTCTCCCAAACAATTGAGAAGCTAGTTGAAAGTAAGTTAAAATGTTTTTATTGTAAGGAAAATTGTGAATTAATATATAAAGATATATTCGCCAAAAAACAATGGACCTTAGATAGAATCAATAATAATGAGGGTCATAATTTTGATAATGTAGTTATATGTTGTTATGAGTGTAATGTAAAAAGAGGAGATATGGATAGTGAACGATTTAAAAGAGGAAAAGAAATAAAAATAGTTAGAAAAGTATTTTAAAAATAAATATTAATCTATATGAATGAATCAATTAGTTATTTGAAATGGAGTCCTGCAAATTCCACAGAACATAGATTAAAAAGTGTAATGAAAGATAAACATAAAACAATTGGAACCGAAGTAATGGAAACTATATTACAAGAAGGATATGAATTTATGAAATCTGAATCAAAGAGAGAAAATCATTTTAATAAAATGAATCAGAGAGAAATGATACCACAAAAAAATTTAAATCCGTTCTTTTCCAATAACTATTTAGAAGATTTACAAATACAAGAAAATTTTTTAACACCCCAAAATTCAAATTTGCAATTAAAAGATAATCAATAAAAGTATTTAAAAAATACAAAATATATTTATTATTAATGACTACCACTTACAGCACTCAGAATGATTTGTTATTGCAAAATTTATTAGAATTTTATAAAGAAGGTGATAATATGGATAAAATGTTAAATATAATTAATGGAAAATCGGTAATATCTTTAAGAATTATTGATTGGTTTGCTACTAATTATGCCAAAAAAAATTATACGGTTTATCAATTACAAGGAACAGAAAAAAGATTTAAAGTATATAATGATTACAAACTAAAATTAAAAGCTTACTCCAAGAGAAGATTTGATCCTTTTTGTAGATGGGAAAGAATCAATATTCCCTATAAAGAGGATTCATTTATTCAAACTACTATTGGTCAATTGAATTTTTTCAAATGGGCTCTTGAAAATAATGTCATTGATTATATTGAACAAAATTTTAAATCAATTGAAGTAGATATGAACTCTAGAAATAGCACATCCAAAAACAAAAAAACAGAGGCAAATTTGAAAAAAACTCGAAAAAAAAGAGAAGAATTATCGGTGTCGGCATCCAAAAGTATAAAGAAAGAGAAAGTGGAAATTGTATTAAAATTTGATTAATTAGATAAATATTTAAATATTTAATAATAGTTTACATTAAATATTTAAAATGGGTAATCAAACATCAATTCAAAGAATTAATTTTGAAGATATTCAACAAATATTAAAAGAAAACAATAAATATATCTTAATTAATACCCTTCCATCAAATCTCCAATCTTGTTTAATTCCCAATACAATTAATATTAGTGAAGAGGAAATATTAATTAATAATATGATAAAAACTAATAAATCTATAGTTATCATTATTTATGGAAAAAATGCCAATGACATGAGTGTTTATGATAAATATGATCAATTGGTAAAATTAGGATTTTCCAGGGTATATATTTATCCTGGGGGAATATTTGAATGGTTATGCTTGCAAGATATTTATTCAGCCGATAATTTTCCTACTAATAAAAAAGAATTAGATATTTTAAAATATAAACCGGATTCTATTTTAAATAAACTGTATTTAACTGATGGTTTAGATTAGCTCATACAACCCTCTGGCCACAACCATTCTAAACCCTCTTTATCATCTAAGGCCTTATTAGCTAATTTATCCGCTTCTTTATTTTGGTCTCGTTTAATATGTTCGAAAGTAATATTTTCGAATTGTAATTTCAAGGAAATAGCTATATTATAATAAGTAAGTAATTTTTCGTTATTTACCTTATATATGCCATTGATTTGCTTAATGATTAGTTCTGAATCCCCTTGAACTAATAAATTTTTTATATTATTATTTAAACACATTTTCAACCCTGAAAGCATAGCTAAATATTCTGCTTGATTATTAGTTCCTTCCTTGACATTTATTTTCAATGATCTTTCGTCTAGTTTGGTTCCATTTTTATATAATATACTTCCTAACCCTAATACATCAGAAGGATTACCTCTACATGCTCCATCAAATCGCAAAATATATTTTGTATCTTCCTCTTTATTTATTTTTACCAAATTTAATCCATCCAAGATATATCCTTCTGGCACCCATATAGGTCCATTAGGACAATAAGGTGAACATTCCCATGTTCCCTTTTCCTTTAAAATATCTTCTAGTATCCATTTATCAATGGCCTGTATCCAGGATCTTTCAGCATCCATATTATTAGTAATGTCTACATTGGCATCTATAACCATTTTTTTCTTTTCCTTGCACAACCAATCTTCATGATATTTATGACATTTTTGTAAATATTCTAAGGGTATAGTTTCACCTTCTCTCGCCCTAATTTTTACTCTTTGATCACATATCTCTGGATTAGCTTTTACATAAATAATTCCAGCTATATTTATTTCATCTAAAAATTCATAAAACCATTTATTATAAATTTGATACTCATCGTGCTCAATATTACCATCATCATACAACATTTTTGCAAAAACATTCCTATCTGTCTGGACACACCTTTCAGTAATTATAATTTTATAATTTTGCTTAATAGCCTTTCTTAAAAGATTTAATCTCGAAATATAAGCCATCATCTGAAATCGAAAAGCATATTTCTTAGTGTCTTGATAAAGGTTGGTTAATATTGGAGTTCCATTCTTATCCACTATATCCTTCCAATCATCCACAGGTTCAGGAACAAAACATATATCTTTTCTATCTTTATAATAGGTTTGCAATTTATTATAAAGGGTAGATTTACCAGACCCTATATTACCGTCAATACTTATAATAAGAGAATTCATTTATTATTTATAAATATTTAATTATGAATTTTTATTTTCAATTTTAATTAAATAAAAAATTGAAATAAATATATATCTACTTTATATTTTATATACAAATCATTATGGATTTAAATCAAGAAAAGCTTACTAAAACTGAATGGGAATCTACAGAAATTCCTATATCTGATGATGAAAAAGAAATTATGAAATTAATTATGGCAGGGTATTTTGATGTCAATTATATATATAATAAAAAAAAATCTATGTTGAATTATTTGAGTCTGATTCCTAATGAAAATTTAATGGAACACATGTATAAAGAATATTATAAACCAAAAATAGATAAAATAAAGAAAAATTATAGAGTAAATTATGAGGATTCTGATAAAATGAAATTTCAGAGAGTAAATTCTATGGAAAAAATAAAACTAGATAATTTATCTTCAAAAATTAAAGATTGTGAGGGTAAAATTTTTGAGTCGGTATTATTGTATATTGTGGAAGGAGTTTTGAAATATAAAGAAAAGAAAAGCTGGGCAAAATTTAATAAGTTTTATTATACATTATTTCATTTAAATCAATTAAAAATAACCAATATTCTCCCTCGAGTTAAAAATTTTATTGAAAAAATATTAGAACTTAATAAAGATTCTATTCAAATATCTTCCCTTTTTGAAAAGAGTTCTGATTTAATTGAAAATAATGTGGAATTATTTGAATACAAAGATTATAAATTATATAATCATCAGAAGCAATTATTCCAAATATTTAAATTATCTGAGATGTATTATCAATTAAAAAATGATAATCCATACTTTAATAAAATAATTTTAGGTTTACCTGAGTTAGATGATGACGAAGATGAAGAAGAAAAAGTTAAAATCACTCAAGCTAGACAACTGTTTGAAAGATTAATGAAACCTAAATTGGTTTTGTATACTGCTCCTACTGGCACTGGAAAAACATTAAGTCCACTTGCTTTAGCTTCTGAATATAAAATTATATTTGTTTGTGCTGCTAGACATGTAGGTTTAGCTCTGGCTAAAACGGCCATTTCAGTAGGGAAAAAGGTTGCTTTTGCATTTGGATGTCATGATGCTAGTGATATCCGTTTGCATTATAATGCAGCAGCATCTTGGTTTAGACATGAATATAATCCTGAAAAAGGAAAATGTAGTTGTGGAAAAAAAGGATGTGGTAAAGATGGACAATATTTTAAGTATAAAGATGGAAAAAGAAAAATAAAAAATGATGATGGTTCTAATGTAGAAATTATGATATGTGATATTAAGTCGTATTTATATGCAATGAATTATATGTGTGCCTTTAATAAGATTCGTGAAGAAATGATTCTTTATTGGGATGAACCAACAATTACATTAGATTATGAAACTCATGAACACCATCAAGAAATACAAAACATCTGGTCTAAAAATATTATTCCTAATATTGTTTTAAGTTCTGCAACATTGCCATTAGAGGCCGATTTACCAGAAACAATTGCCGATTATAAATCAAAATTTACAAATGGAATTGTTCATTCCATTGTTAGTCATGATTGTGAAAAATCAATTCCTATTGTTAATACAAATAATCAAGTGGAACTTCCTCATTTTAAATACCAGGAATATAGCGATCTACAAAAATGTGTATCTCATTGCCGGAGGTATATGACTATATTGAGATATTTTGATTTGAAAGAAATTATTAAATTTATTGAATTTGTAGATGAAACGGAAGATATTCTTCCTGGGGAAAAAGAAGAAGATCTATCTATTGAAAATAGGTATGATGATTTAACAAATTTAAATATTAATCAAATCAAAGAGCATTATCTAGAAATATTAGAAAATATCGTTCCTACCTATTGGCCCAAAATTTACACTCATTTTCAAAAATCTAGATCTAGGTTATTTGAATCAACTGTTTATATGGCAACTGCAGATGCTCATACTCTTACAGATGGTCCTACTATATTTCTTACTCAAAATGTAGAAAAAATTAGTAAATTTGTGTTGCAAACAGCCAAAATTCCAGCGGCACAAATGAATAATTTACTTGAAGCAATAGAATATAATGATAAATTGTTAGCTATCATTACAGATAAATCACAAAAATTAGAAGATGCTATTGGTGATGAGGCAGAAAAAGAAAATAAAATGGCAAAACAACAGCTAAGTCCAGAGGCAAGAAAATTAAAAAATGAAATAGATGAATTATCAAAATTAGTTAAGTCGGTTGAATTAAATGAAATTTATATGCCAAATAAGCTTTCTCATTTAAAAAAATGGACAAATAAAGAAAATGTAAACAAGGAGTTTAGTGGAAATATAAATACGGAAGATGTAGAGAAGATTATGCTAATGGGTGGAGTAGAATTATCCTGGAAAGTATTATTGTTGATGGGAATAGGTGTGTTTTCAACCAGCCTTCATAAAGATTATACAGAGATCATGAAGTATCTAGCTAACAGTCAAAAATTATATATGATTATTGCGGATAGTGATTATATTTATGGCACTAATTACCAGTTCTGTCATGGTTATTTGTCTAAAGATTTGGAAAACATGACACAAGAAAAGACAATCCAGGCTATGGGAAGAATGGGAAGAAATAATAAACATATGGACTTTTCAATTAGATTTAGAGATGATAGTTTGATTGAAAAAATATTTCAAAAAGAAGAAAATAGACGAGAGGTTATTAATATGAATAATTTGTTTTGCACAGAACTAGATTTAAGTGATTTTTAGATTGAAATCTTACAAATTTTAAATAAAAAATTATATACATATTTTTTATATGGCAACTCAACCTTCTAAAACATGTGAAATGTATAAACTAATCATTCTTACTTTTATTATTACTGCTTTATGGGATGTTACTCTAAGATCATTGTCTTTATATAATCTTATTCCATTTCTCAGTAAAAATATGAAATTTATTCAATATTTAAAGCCTTATTTTCAAAAACACACTTTATTAGCTGCGGCATTAATAGCTGGGTTTGTGGGTGCTACTACTCAATTAATAATATTATATTTTTTGGATTTTCCAAGCCGTAATAGTTCATTAAATTATATTTTTAAATTTATGGTATGGTCATTTATAGTAAGTGCATTATTCGGATTTATTATGAAAGCAAGTAAATTGTTTCCATATTTAGAAATGTATTATTATAAAAGACTTGGTTTAATAAGGAGTTTATATCATGATGGAACTTCTGGATTAATAGTTCAATTAACCTTATTTTTTTTATTATTTATAATATAAATGTCAACTACACTTGAAGATATAAAAGAAATGTTAATAATTATTAATAAAAATATTGAAAAAACTAACGAAAAATTAGATTTAATATGTAATAAAATGGATGAAGAAATAATCGAAGAATGCAAAAAAATGGGCTCCCATATTAATTTTGTGGAAACTGTGTATGATACGGTTAGAATGCCTCTAAATTATATTTGTAATATGATTAATCAAACAAATAATAATAATCAAATATGTGACAATTTACCATATAATACGAAACAAATTGATAATAATAATACAGATATGTCTTAAATAAATTTAACTTTATCTTTGCCTAAAATATGTTGAAATGATAAATATAACAGTATTGTATCGGAATAAGATAATTCGTAAGAACACAAATAATTTTGTTTCCATATACAAATTTTTTTTATTGGAGGAGTATAGTGGGTTAAATTAATTTCAAAACCCGTATACCAATTTTTAAATATTTTAATTTTATCACATCCTTTTGGAACCATGGAGTTAAATTCATTTACTATTTTTTCAACTATTTGCTCGCTTAATTGAATATTAATTACTTTGAACATTATTAAATTTAATTCATAATAAAATTGAATTAAATTTAAATCAATTTTTAATTTATAAGAAAATGAATGAAGAAGAAGGACCCCTAGGTTTATTTCTACCAGAAATTTTACAACCACAACAAGCAATACAACAATCAGCATTAGAAGAACAACTAGCTGCTTTAGAAGCTAATAATACATTAGTTTGGAGCACAGTAGGTTATGGAATAACACTAGATACTTTTAAAACAAAATTAGAAAAATTAATAAAAGATATAAATAATGGATACTTTATTAATTATAGTCAACAAGAATATTTAAGTATTGCATCAATAATACTAAATAACAATAACAATAATTCTAATTTATTGAATGAAGATATTATCAAATTATTAGAAATATTGAATAAAAATATCAATAATAAAATAAAAAAAATGGATAAGGAAGTAACTGAACTTACTAATGAAATAGTTGAAAAAATAGATAAAAAAAAAGTGTATATTATTGATGGAAAAAAAACATTACTATTCATGCCTCAATTGGAACGACAATGTAATTGGTCCTATAATTTGTTGTCTAATGATTTAGTTAAAAAATTTGAAACTTATAGGCACTTATTAAGAAGTAAATATTATATGGTCTGTCAATATATTGAAGACCTATTAATAAAAAAATCAAAAATTCAAGTTGAAAATATAAAACTAGAATTAACAATAAAAGGACATTATCATTTACCTATTAATATATGCCTATTGAATAATTTAGTTAAAATAAATGAAATGAAAATGGAAGTAGAAAAATTAGTAAAACTTATGAATTCAAGAATATTATTAGATAAAGAAAGACAATTTCAAATTTGGGAAGATTGGTGGACGGGAACTCATGAAAGAAAAATTTGTCCAATATACACAGAATTTATTGATAAAAAATGGTTACAATTTGGAGTTAGATGGTTATAAATTATTACATGTAGAAGATAATAAATATCCTGCTTTAGATATCATATTTAATTGAAGCCAAAATCCTGTATTAAAGAGAATAACTGCAAATGCATGGATTTTTTGATCAAATATAGTTTCGGCAAATAATCCTTCAATAGCTCCACCTAGCGCAATAAAAATTGGAGGAGCCAAAGAATTGATTATATGGAATGGACCTGGATAAACTATATTACCTAATTCAGAGAACGCATATAAATTTAAGGATGCAGACATAATAAATGGTATTAATGTGCTCCAAGCCAAAGGGAAAGTTGATCCTCCAGCAGTATTTTTCCATTTAAAATTGAATGTGGCTTTATATTGCTGATCACCCAGATAACCTACAAAAAAACCCATAATTGATAAAAATTTTAACCAACCATTTAGATAATGTGGTCCTAAAATGGCATAAGAGAAAGATTGTAACCCAATATATTGCATATTAAAAATAAAAAAGTAAGCAACTATTCTAAGCCATTGATTATTTTTTTCAGAAACTACTACATTTGTATCTTCTAACCCTCCTCTTAATGGGCTATCAAAGGGAGCTACTTGCCATCCTTCATATGTATGCATCATGATACCAGGAAGACCTCCAAAAAAAGCAATAATAGGAGAAAGTAAAAATAAAAGAGTTCTTTGCTTATCATTATTAAAATAAATGGTCCATTGATCAGAATTATTAAGTATTGACTGAGCCATGATAAAAGCAGGTATAAGAGGCGCCCAATGAACTAATTCTACAAAATTCAACATGAAACAATTTGCGGTATGAGCCATACCAATTTCATATAAAGATTTTTTAGGAGCCGCTTTATTCCAACCCCATGATGGAGTAGAAGGAAATCCTCTAGAAATCCATTTTCCTGTATTAGAATCATTAACAGTATTATTATTATCTGTCATGTAATAATAATACTAATTTCTAGTGTTTAAATATGTTTAAAAATCTTTTAAAAGAACATTTGTTTAACACTTTTCCATTGTGAATATTGAACTCCTATTGGATTTAAAAATCTTGTATTAAATAATATACCTATTACCACTAACATAACAATACCTAAGTATTTATTAATACTAAAAATATAAAGACTGACTATAAATAAGAAAAGGAAAAACCATTGCGCAAAATTATATACAGTTTCTAAATATTTTTTAGTTTTCATCCCTTTTTCAAAATCTTTATGCATAAACTGTATTACAACGGATCCACTTTTACCTGCTGGCTCAAAATAATATTCATAAAATGGCATACAACCATTTCTTTTCATTACATTATCTAAATAATACTGAGGAAAAATATATATTACAGGCATGGAAGTATACACTTTAAACGAATAGAAAGGTTCATAATATAATTGTTTTTTGGAAATACCATAATCCCATTGTCCTTTATCAACAACATTATTAATATTATCAATTAGATATTTGTTTTTTGTGCTTAAAATATATGCACCTCCTCGGGCTAACCTTAAGCCCACTTCTATAATTTTATCATCTCTATATTGAACATTTACAGCTCCAGTAAAATGGGGTAGATTTCTATTAACCCAGTCTGTAATTTTGGGAATTGGTTGATTATCAGGACTAATGAATTTCCAGTCATCAATAAATTCATTTTGACTATCAGAATAAACATAAGTAATTTGATAAACAATTTGACCATTTAATAATATATAGTCGGTCATTTGTTCTTTGGCATCAATGAATTCTGACCACATCATATCTGGGATAGATTTATATTGTTCAATTTGGTCCCATGATTTAATTTTAAAACAGTTTTTACTAGTGGCAGTTTCATGTCCCCACCTAGGTTTAATGAAAATGGGTAAGGGAATATTAGAATTTTCCTTTAAATTGGATAATTTTCCACATAATAAACCTTGGGATTTTGCTACCCATAGTTTATCATAAACAAAGTTACATTCTGTATATTTATTAAAAGCTTGGTAATCAAAATCAGGAATATTTTTCGATATAAATGATTCAAAAGGGTCTAAATATGGATTAAAAAATCCCATTATTTTACACCAAGGTTCTTCAAATTTAGTAATTGATTTTAAATAATTTTCTAATTCAGAAGCCATATATAATGTATTAATAAAATAATTGATTTAATTATATCTTAATAATATAAATTAACACAATGGAATGGTTAAAAAATAAACCTGAAGTTTTTATTAAAAAGAATCCTATAAAAAAAATGGAAAGAAAAAAACCTATTCCATTAGATATAACTCCTTCAGAAGTAATACTTAAAATAAGAAAAAAAGAAATAAATGAGAGAGAAAAGGAGATAAATAATTATATGAATAATTTGGAAAAATTTAATATAGAACTAATAACTTTAAATCATTCTCTTAATAGAGTGAAAAGTTTAACGGAGCTAGCTAGTATTAAGCAGAAAATATTAACAGAATCTTGTAAATTTTAATATATGAATATATTAATGAATAATCTTATGATTTATTTTTCTTTATTTTTATTTTTAATTATTATATATTATTATTGTTTTCATTTTAAAATTATAGAAGGAATGATAGTAACTAGTAAAAATATGCAAAAGAATGTATATGATAAATATGGAGTGCAAATAGATAAAGAAAATCAATGTTTAATATATAAAGGAAAAAGAGTAAGTTTTTATAATAATTTTAATGAACAAGAAGGTATTGATAAATCTAATAATAAATTGAAAACAAATGATATTCTTAGTAATTATGGGTTTCCTGTTTGTAATTATATGAAATATGATACTAATAAAAATGAAGAAAGTAATATTATTGATATCAATGATAAACTAAAATTTCCATTGGTAGTAAAATATAATTATGGAGAAAGAGGAAATGATGTATTTACAGATATAATTGACAATGATTCATTGAGAGATAAATTAAAAAAATTATTGAGTGAAAATAAAAAATCGATTATAATTGAAGAACAAACGCAGGGTAAAAAATTTAGAATCATGATTTTAAATGATAAATTTGTATATGCAGATGAAGATCAAAAACCTGTATTAACAGGCAATGGACACTCAACTATACAAGAATTAATAAGTAATTATCACAAATTACATGATGTAAAGCCAATCAAATTAGTGAATGAAGAATTAATAAATCAACAAGGATATGAATTAACAGATATATTAGAAAAAGGAAAAAGATTAGAAATAACTAATGTGGTAAGTGTAGCTAATGGTGGGAAACAAGTATATATAGAGGAATATGATATTCATCCTGTAAATATGAATATGTTTTATCAATTGAATAAAATATTGGGATTGAATTTTTCAGGAATAGATTATATGGGTCCTGACTTAAGTATTCCATATCATGATGGTGGTAAGGTAATAGAAGTGAATCCTTTTCCTGGATTTTCCAAAAAGGAGCAAGAACATGAGTCTATACCTAAAAGATTGATAGATGCTCTATTTGGTTAAATACATTTTGATCTAATAAATTAAAATGTATTTTTATTATTTTAACTGAAAAAAAGGCACTATAATCCACCTCTTAATCGGAGGACCAAATGAAGTGTCGATTCTTTTTGGACATTATAGTCTGCTAATGTCCTTCCATCTTCTAGCTGTTTTCCACTAAAAATTAGTCTTTGTTGATCGGGTGGAATGCCTTCTTTTTGTTGAATT